GTTATAGACAGTATACCGTAAAAAGTATACTGTCTTATTGTCGAATAAGCTAAAGAATCTCAACAGAGTTATGGTTTATTAAATAACTATTGAATACTGCAATATTTAATAATATTATAGATGGAGTCAAGATATGCCATAATTAAGAGTTTTTCACAGGTTAAGAAACTTGTGAAAGCTTGTCTGAAGACAGGTATAGCTTCAATTGACTATGAGACCAATGCTGAAGGCATATACAATAAAACATTCAGACCAACCATTCTATCAGTAACTTTTCAGGTTGGTTCTGGAGTATCTATTCCATTATGTCATCATGAATATGATAACCCTCATTGGAAAAAATGGCTTCTATACTTTGGTAGAAAAGTAGTTGAGAATCCAAAAGTAACCAAAGTAGGTTGGAATCTGAAGTTTGACCTTCAGATATTTGAGTTGTATGGTATATATGTAAGAGGTACAGTATTAGATGGTATGTTAATGAAGTACCTCTTAAATGAAGAGAGACCGAATGACCTTAAATCGATGGTTCGTAGGTATTTACCAGAACACGGGGATTATGAGAAGGCAGATAAGTTTGATAAGATACCATGGGATAAAAAGCCATTAGAACAACTTTGCAAATATGGATGTCAGGATACAGATTATACCTTACGATTATCTATGTTCTTTGAGAACAAATTGATAGAAATAGGTATGTATCCTTTATTAAGGCATTTGATAATGCCAGCTTCCAGGGTATTGCAGCATGCAGAAAAAACAGGATTATACCTTGATAGGAAGTTCAATCAAGAATTACTTGAATCTTACAAACCCAAGATTGATCAAGCAACTTCGAATTGTTTGAATCTTCCCCGAGTAAAAAGATTCTCTAGATGGCTTATCCAAGAAAGAATAAGCAAATACATTTCTTCAATTGAAAGAGAACTTGAAGACTTGGATTATAGTGATCCAAAAGATGCAAGGAAGATAGCTAGCAGGGAACAGAAAATATCCAACATAAGAGCTGGTGTATTTACAACAAAGAAGGAATTGGAATTAACTCGGGATATAAATCTTGGTAGTCCAGTAGACTTACCGATGTTGTTATATTCTGAAAAAGGGTTCAAATTCCCTATTATAAAATACACAAAGGATAAGACTACAAATCGTGATACTGATAAGCCGAGTACTGATGAGGATACATTGGTAGAACTTCGGTTGTCAATTAAAAATCCAGAAAGTCCAAAAGCAATATTCTTGGATAATCTACTCAAGTTGAGAGGATTGAAGAAGATGTACACTACATATATAGAAGGGTGGCATGATAAAGTACAGGATGATAGTAAATTACATGGTAGATTTTTGATACACGGGTGTGTAACAGGGAATACTCGATTAATAGGTAAAGACAGGGATATAAGGATACGGGATATATGCCCTAAAAAGCCAGGCATACTTAATGTAGAAAATGATAATATTTGGATATTATCTCACGAATGTACATGGGAGCAAGTAACTCATACCATCAATAAAGGGGTACAGAAGGCATATAAATTAACTACAGATACAGGTGATGTATTAAAATGTACAAAAGAACATAAATTACTGACTACTAAGGGATGGAAAACAGTAAAAGAGATATACCATAAGAAATTAGACGTAATAATGTATGATACTTCTAAATTTGATATATCTAAACCAGAAACAGGTAAATCATCATCTGAAGTAGTTTTCAAAGAGGTACCTAATTGGAATGGATATTTGGTGTCAAACGAGGGTAAAGTATACTCCGTGAAAACACCTGGTAGTAGAGGTATATTGGATTACAACCATCCTCATGAACTAATACCAAGGGAAAGGAAGAAAGGTAGATATACAGTATATTTTAGGAGAGGTGGCAAAAAATATGCTTTTTCAGTATCCAGATTGATATGGTCAGTATTTAATAATACTGAGATACCAGATGATATGGTAATAGACCATATTAACTGTGATACCCGGGATAATAGGCCCGAAAATCTACAGTGTATAACACCAAGAGAGAACATATTAAGAGCATATAAGTATACAAGGTCAATATATACTAATGGTAATATAAATGGACAGTGTAAGATAGGTACTAAAGAGGTAGGAGAAATATTAAAGATGTATAAGGATGGATATACTCAATCAGAAATATTACATAAGTTTAATATTTCCCAAAAGCAGGTATCTGGTATAATATTAGGTAAAAGAAGGAAAGAGATATACTTAACTCGTATAGTATCGATGGAGTATATTGGTGTTAGAACAATATACGATTTATCAGTGAATAATAAACATAGCTATATTACTCGTTCTAACTTCATCAATAGCAATACGACATCTGGGAGATTATCATCTCAAGAACCAAACTTACAGCAAATCCCAAAGACTTCAGTAGACCCAAATATAAAGAAGCAATTAGTAGCCCCAGATGGTAAGTTGTACATGGCTCTTGACTACTCTCAAGCAGAGTTAAGAATCATGGCTCATCTGTCTGGGGATGAAACATATCTTGAGGCTTTTGCAAAAGGTCAGGATCCTCACCTTGCTATTGCAGCAAAGAAGTATGGGGTATCATATGAGGAAGCATATAAAGCTTACAGTGATGAACAACACCCAGATCATAATCTTTGGAAGAACCGAAGAAAGCAGGCAAAACAGATTTGCTTCGGTATTATCTATGGTATTCAGAAGAAACTGCTTGCAGTTAAATTGTCAGATCCAAAAGCTGGTATTATTGTAACACCAGATGAAGCTCAGCAGCAGTTAAATGAATTCTTCTATGAACATCCTAAGATTAAAAAGTTCATGATTCATCAAGAAAAGGTATTGATTAAGCATGGGTATATAAAATCTTTGTTCGGAAGAAAGAGAAGGTTACCTCAGGTATATTCCGATAATGAACAAGAAGCAGCATACGCAGTACGATTATCTGTTAATATGCCATGTCAATCAGCAGCATCTGATATGAACTTATTTGCTTCAGTATTAAACTATTGGAAAATGAGACAAGGTAAGTTGCCATTTATGCAAGAGACTTGTAATGTTCACGATGCTACCTACTATTTGGTGAGGCCAGAATATATAAATACATGGGTAGTACATGAAATATGGGAAACTTGTCGTAACCCTAATACAAAAGAATATTTTAACTTTCAGATAGACGACGTCAATATGAGCATGGATTTTGTTATAGGACGTTCAATGGCAGAGGAATTACCATTTATACCCGGTTATGATTATAGGAAAATGCTTAAACCAGATTTTAATCCAGATGAGTACTTAGAAGAACATCGTAAGTACAGAGGTATTGAAATAGAAGATTACCCTAAGTTGTATCCAGAAGAGATAGCTAGGAATAAAATGGAATTTGAGAAAAGGATATATGAAAGGTAATATACCATACTTTGATTGTTATCATGTTACAAGAAGTGGTGATGTATACTCCAAGTATAAAGACAAAGTTACTTGGAGGAAAATGGCTAAGAGAAAGAAGAATAATGGTTACATTATAGTAAGCTTAAGAAATAACGATGGGGTTAAGTATACATTTAACATACATAGGTTAGTAGCTGAAACTTATATACCTAACCCAGATAATAAGCCATGTGTAGGTCATAAAGACAATAATAGGGAAAACAATACAGTAGAAAACTTATACTGGTGTACTCATAAAGAAAATACTAAACAATGTATAGATGATGGTAGATTTAATATACCAAGCCAAAAGTTAAATGATGAGTCTATAAATAGTATGATAGAAGATTATGAAAGTGGTATGAGTAACATACAGATAAAGGCCAAATACAAAATAAGTATTATGACCATGTATAAATACTTCAACGAAAGAGGTGTTATATGGAAAAAAGTCAAAAGGTAGTACGGTTATCCCAGATTAAGAAAAATACCTTGAAGATACTTTTTCAAGGGAAGACCTATGAGATTGATTTAGATCAGGAGCTCATGATTGATGAGAACTTGGTTAATCAGTCTTTAAGAAAGAGCCCTTCTAATTATGCTTTACTTGTAATGGTTAGGGATAGGCTTATCTATAAAAGGGATAAGCTTGAAAAAGCCAAAGATCAAGCATATAGCAAGGCATGGCTTTATTATAAGGAGTCAGGTAATGTAAATAATGAGGCAGCTTCACATAAGGCAGAAAATAATAAAGCCTATCAAGGAGCTTTGAAAAGGTATATGAAGGCAGAATACAATGCAAATAAGTTCATTGGAATATGTCGTGCATACGAGTCAAGAGAAAACATATTGAGAACTGTATCAGCTAACTTACGTAAACAACAGTAACTATGTCAAAAGTAGAATTAAACCTTCTTTCAGTAGAAGAAGCAAAATGGTTAAACGAAAAACTGAAAGGTGTAGGAACACCAACAGGTGGGAGGGTATTAATTGTATCCCCGAAGGTAACATCAGAGACTAAAACTCAGAGTGGTCTTTATATCCCACAGGATCATGATAAGGATACTGTACCACGTAAAGGGGTAGTAATTCAAGTTGGGTATATTACCAAAGAACAGGAAGTAGATTATCCAGGTCTTCAGGTTGGTGCAGTAGTAACTTATGGTCTATATGCAGGTAAAGAATTAGATGTAATAGACCTTCCTGATCAGGTAACAACTATATTATCACTGAACGAGATACTTTATATTGAAACCAATAAATAAAGCTATGAAAGAGAAAACTAAAAAGAGTTCAAGTAGTGTAATGACTACTAGAGAGAAAATGCTCGCTAGAAAGAAGGATTTAGAAAAGCGAGGTGGTGGTGGAGGGATGATATATCCAAAAGAAGGAACAATACGAGTACGTATTAAATCCCGAGGTGCCGACGAGGAACTTGGTATAGAAGTTGTTCAATTCTACCTTGGTCCAAAGGATGGTGGTATCATATCCCCGGCAACATTTGATGAGCCATGTCCTTTCATGGAGAAATTCCAGGAGCTTAAGAATTCTGATGATCCAGATGATAAGGCACTTGCATCTAAGTTAGTACCGAGAAGAAGGTATATATTAGGGGTAATAGCTTATAAAGATACAAAGGGAAAAGAGGTAGATCCTGATAAGATTGATAAACCCATGATGGTACCCCGTTCGGTATATCAGGATATCATAGATTTATACCTTGATGAGGAGGATTGGGGTGATATGACCGATCCCATTGAGGGGTATGATATTAAGATTACCCGAACTGGATCTGGTAAGATGGATACAAGCTATTCTGTATCACCATGTCAGAAAACCAAGCTGGATAAGAAATACCGAGATGATGTAGATCTTGAGAAAGCAGTAAGAGCAAGTATCCTTTCTTATGATCAATTGGAAGAGAAGTTGGCATCTTTCCTTAATGAAGGAGGTGATGATGAGGATGAAGATGATGCACCCGTAAAATCTTCTAAGAGCAAGCTAGCAGATAAAAAGAAGAAAAACGGAAAGAAATATAAAGGTGATATCTAAAATCTCTAGATATATACCTAAAAAGGGAGTGGGGTATAGTTTATATCCCACTCTTTTCATCTAATATCAAATAAGTATGGCAAGAAAGGCAAAAGCTCCCAAGAAATCAGGAGGCAGGAAATTTAAGGTACCAACACAAAATGAGATACTCAAGAAGTATGGGTCATCTTTACAATTTAAAGCTAGTACCATAAATCATCATGGATTATGGATTCCATCTACTTTCTTTGCTCTCAATTATCAAATGGGTGGTGGTGTACCATTCGGTAAGATAATTGAAATAATGGGTGAGGAATCATCTGGAAAATCACTGATAGCATATAACTTTGCTTATGCTACTCAACAACTAGGTGGTCATGTAATATGGGTAGATGCTGAACAAGCATGGATGAATTCATGGGCAGAAGAGAATGGATTGGATCCCGAAAGAGTAACAGTATTAAATGATACCCGTATAGAAACAATATCTGATGCAATAGCAGACTTGGCAATATATTGGAGATCAAAGTTAGTGAATAATGAACCAATCATAGTTGTGATAGATTCAATAGCTGCTCTTGATTCAATAGAAGCCATAGATGCAAAGATGGCAGATGGTAAAGCCGAAATGGGTAACCGAGCTAAGCAGATATATAAGATGTTCCGAATAAGGAATGAATTATTCTATCGCTTAGGTGTAACTATGGTGTGTATCAATCAATTGCGTAGTAAACTGGGAGCAGGATTTGGTCAAGATACTAACACAACTCCCGGAGGTGCTGCTCTTAAGTTCTATGCTTCAATAAGGTTGGCTTTCTTTTCAGGTAAGACTCTAAAGATTAAGTATAAAGGTAAGGAAAGACGGGCAGGTAAGTATGTAACTATTCAGATGAAAAAGAACAAGGTATCTCCCCCAAGAGAAACCATATCTAAAGCCCCGATATATTTCAACCCAAAGTATCATGAGATCGGATTTGATAGATACTTCTGGTTAGAGGAATCTTTAGAGGATGCAGGTGTAATTGAAAAGCTTGGTGGAGGTACATACGTGTTCGAGGGTAATAAACTATGCCGTGGTGAAGATGCTTTCCATAGGTTGATAGAAGAAGATGGAGATCTTAGGAAAAAATTACTCAGGGCAGCAGGAATAAATACTATAGGAACAACTAAGCGTAAGCTAAAGAAGATTACACGAAATATGTTCCCTGTTGATGAAGATTTAGACTATGAATCTCAAATAGAATCAGATGATACAGAAGAAGATGAAATCATCCCAGACGAGGGGTAGAAAGCCAAGAATGCTTATGGTAGTGGACGGTAGTAACCTTGCTCACCGTTCATACCATAAGTTTAAGAATCTTAAAGCTAATAATGGAGCTGGAACAGGATTAGTATATGGGTTCTTAAGAATATTTGGTTCATACCTTGTAAGGTTTAAGCCAAGTCATGTGGTAATTACATTTGATACACATAAGAGTAAATCATCAAACTTCCGTAATGACTTATTGGAGGGTTATAAAGCTCACAGAAGTAAGGTAAGTATGGATTATGAAGACTTCAATAAACAATTGGCTTTGTTGAGAAGGATATTGAGATTACTTGGAGTTCAAATGATCATAGACAATAAAGGATTGGGACATGAATCAGATGATTACATTGCTTGGTTAGTAATAAACCATAAAGGCAAATCACTGATAATATCCTCTGACAAAGACTTCTGTCAATTGTTAGATAAGAAGGTAAAGATATTCAACCCAAGTAAAGAAACTCTAGTACATAACCAGACATGTAGAGAGATAATGGGATATTCAGCAGAAGAATGTGTTGACTACTTAATACTCAACGGAGATAAGTCAGATGACATACCTGGTTATTATGGTATGGGAGAAGTAAAGACTAGATCATTCCTTGATAAATTTGGTAGTATAGCAGATTTTATTAATGATAGTGAAGCAGAATTCAAAGGTATAGAAAGAGATCAATTAGAAGAGTTATATAAGAAGAATAAGTCTCTGATAGATCTGAGATCTGCTTTGAATCTGTATCCCATAAAGAAAGTCCCTTGGGTAAAAGGATGTACTAATAATATAAGGAAAGATAGGTTATTCATGGTATTAGATAAGTTTAACCTAAGATCTTTCAAGATACCAGATTTTTTAGAACCATTCAAAAAACTACAGACTTATGTATCACGGTAAGTATCAAATTATGTTCACCGGTGTTTCTGGAGTAGGGAAAACTACTATAGCTAAGGAAATAGCCGAATTATTGAATATACCCTTCATATCTGGGTCATATTCAGACTTAGTACCAGAAACAAAAGATATGCCCCATGCTGATATGATTCAGCAAGATGCAAAGACGGTATTCATGCAAGATATGCAAGTATTGAATCTACGTAACAAAGCTTTCAGAATGGAGGATAACTTTGTAACAGATAGGTCATACTTTGATTCTGCAGCATACTTCATTAATAAGTTATCTCACAGGATTGAAGAATGTGATTTGGATCATGCTATAAACTTATGTAGAATGTTACTTGGTCAACAGTGTACACATTTGATATTCATACCATTTTCGGATAAATTCTTTAATGAGTGGGTAACTGAGAATAATGGTAAAAGGGTATTGTCAAAGTACTACCAATATCAAGTATCTCAAATAATGTATGGTTTATTAAAAGTATGGGGATATAAACCAGATTCAAAAATATATCAACTATGTAATGGAGTTCCCAATACAGGGGTGATGGATATAATGGGTTATAAGGTAAAAGTTCTCATACTTGATGAGATGAATCACGAAAAGAGAGAATACTTAATTAGGAAGTTTCTTCAGTTATGAAGGTAATAGGAATAGCATTTTCTGACTTGCACTTAGGAGAATATTCTAAGTTCAATGAGGATAACAAGAGGACCCTGAATCATATAAGGGTCCTCTATTTGATTAAAGACTTATGTATTAAGTATAAATGTCCGGCATTCTTTTGCGGGGATTTTATGCACCGTCCAGAATTTATAAGTACTTCACTGGATGAAATTATAATTGAACAGTTCGAAGAATTAAATAGGTGTGAAGAATTCAACATATATGGTATATCCGGGAACCATGATTTACAGAAGAGTAATACTATAGAGAGGAGATCATCGTCTCATTGGGCAAATCTATGTCGTAGGTATTCATTCTTACACAATATAGATTTTTCATACCATGATTTTGGTAAGTTCAGAGTAGTAGGTATCCCATATATTGATCACAATAAAGGGTTGGATAGTTTGATAAAAGCTGAATTGAAAGGGGCTATGTTAAAGCCAACCATATTATTGTTACATACAGACTACCCAGGAGCTAAAGATACAGATAACACTGAAGTTGGAACAGTAGAGAATTTGAATGTAAACCTACTAACCAAATTCAAGTTAGTATTGATAGGTCATATACATAAACCTCAAAGGTTAGGGAAGAAAGTATACATGGTTGGGGCTCCTTTACAACAAAGAAGAACAGATCGTAATTGTAAACTTGGATATTGGAAAATATATGAAGACTTCTCAATGGAATTCAAGCCATTCAAATGCTTCCCAAAATTCATAGATGTATCATCAGAAGATGAAATTATGGATGATGGTAATTACTATACGGTCATTGCTAGTAAGTCTAAAGTTATGGAAGTAGAAGATACCCCTCAAATAACCAGGGAACTTTCTAAGAAATCAATGGTACGAAAATATATGAAAGCTAAGGGCATAAAAGATAAGGAAAAAAAGACAACTCTGTTAAAGGTAATAAAGGAGGCAGAATGATACAGTTTGGTAACATCATTATAGAAGGTTTCTGTTCTATACCCTACTTAGAGTTAAATCTTGGTTCAAGGGGAATAACCATAATAAGGGGAGCTACTGGAGAAGGTAAGACTACAATCTTATCAGCTTTAGTATGGGCAGTATATGGTAAGAATATAAAAGGTAAGTCGGATGTTAATACCTGGGAGAAATACAGGCAAAAGAATTATCAAGGTACAAAGGTAGAGATATACTTTAGTAAAAGTGGAAAGATCCATAAGATAACCCGTTGCCTTAAATATAAAGGTGAAGTGAATGGAGCAAAGGGTAAAGACAGACTCATATATGAGATAGATGCTATAGAGGTATCAGATAAAAATAAGAATGACATACAGGCGCTTATAGTAGCCGATTTAGGTATGTCTTATGACCTTTTCATGAATTCAATAATGTTTGGTCAGGGAATGAAAAGGTTAATACAGGAATCACCATCTGATAAGAAAGACTTGTTTGAGGAGATATTTGAATTGGGGTATATCTCTAAGGCAAGGGAAATTGCTAAGGGATATTACACTAAATCATTAGAAGAGTATAATGATACCCATCAGAAATATTACTCAATCAAAGAAAAGAGACAGTCAGTGCAAAGGATGCTTGATGACTTAAAAGAACAAGCCAAACATATAAAGACTGATCTGTCTTCAAAGATAAAATCCTTAGAAAAGAAATTATCCATGCTAGCTAAGGCTAAAAAGTCAAATGAACTTAAGGATACAGTAACTCAGAAGAACCTAATTGAACAAAAGATACAAGAAGCAAGGGATTCTCAAAAGGAATTACTTGATAAAATAAATGATGCCAGGAGTAAAACTAAGGTATCTCTAGAAGAGTTTATTGGTATTATTATAAAGTTATTAAAGAAAGGGGATATTAAGAACTCTTTGAAACGTCTAATGGATGTTAAAAAAGCATTCGGAGACATAGAGAAGTTTCAAGATAAATATTCCAGGATATCAGATAGCATATCAAGCTATCGTGATCAGTTAGAGGATATAAAAGATAAAGAATACGAATCAAAAAAGGTACAAAGAGATATAGACAACATAGAGGCTGAAATCAAAAATTTATCATCAGAGAAAAAAACTGGTGTTAACGTAAGCCTTATTAAGAAGTATAAAGAACAATTATCTACCTTAACAGATAAGTTGTCTGATATAGAAAATCAGATGGAAGAGAAAAAAGTAGTGGTAGATAATTATAAATGGGTGATGGATGATCCACTCGGTAACAGAGGAATAAAGGCATTCTTATTTGAGAGCTCATTAGATATATTGAATGAGACTCTTGATTCATATTCTGAAGTATTGGGATTCAGTATACTGTTCTATGTGGATATACAAGGTGTGAAGAAAGACTTCAATACCCAAATCATAATGGATGGTATAGAAGTATCATACGAAGAATTATCTGGAGGCCAACGACAATTGGTTAATTTAGCTATGGCTTTTGCCATGAATGAAGTAATGACTAAGGCTAAGGGTATAAATATAGCATTCTTGGATGAGGTGTTTGAAAACCTTAGTTCAGAATATATTGATTTAGTGATAGGTTTAATACGAAAAATATACAGAGATAAAACCCTATACTTAATCTCACATCAAGAATCACTTCCAATACCAAATGCCAGGGTGCTTACTGTGACCAGAGAGAGGGGCCTTTCACAATACCAATAATGACTATTGGTCATAAAGGTATAAAATCATGAGAAAGAACAGTAAAAGCAAAGGTAATCGATTTGAAAGATCTGTTTGCAAGGCATTCCAAAATTGGTCAGGATATGAATTTTCTAGAACTCCAGCTAGTGGTGGATTAAGATGGAAAAAAGCAGATAATATATCTTCTGATGTAGTATGTTCTGATCCAAAACATGCAAAAAGATTTTCTCTATCTATAGAGTGTAAGAGTTATCATGATATAAAATTTGAGCATCTGTTACTTGGTATGAAGAGTTGTAAAATAGACAGTTTTTGGAATCAAGCTAACAGAGATGCAGAAAGGGCTAAGAAAATACCTGTATTAATAATGAGGTATAATTCTATGCCCAAAGATGAAGCTTTCTTTATGGTAAATGAAGAAGTGGATAATTTTTTGAAGAATCAATCACCAGAAATTTCCAGAATGGAAGTGAGCACTCCAAAGATACATGTTTTTGTTTACATGTTCAAGGAAGTTCAAAGATTGATAAATTATGGAGATTTACATAAGTATGTACGTAAATTGATTAAGTAATATGAAGACCCCCTATGTATACTGTATATTCAGGCTTGATAGGAAGTTCTATAAAAGGATTAACTCTGACTTAAAAAGTAGGGGGTATAAAAATGTGAAGGCAATTATCCCTACTATAAGCGTATTAAAGAAATCACGTAAAGGTAATAATGAGTACGATGATGTTCCATTATTATTCAACTATGGATTCTTACGAATGAAGCCAGAAAAAGCCTTCGATAGATATTATTTGAACAAACTAAAGAGAGATATCCCAGGTATACTGTCATTCTTAAAATCCCTAGATTATAGGCCAAAAAGGAAAAGGCTAAGAGTTGACAATGCTGAAGACTTTGATGATTATTCTGTAGTGGCTACAATAACCAAAGAGGAAGTGAAAAAATACCGAAAGATGTCTAAAGCAAACAAGATATTTTCGGCTGACGATATAACAAGAGTAGCAATTGGTGATTATGTAGTACTTAGAGGATATCCATTTGAAGGAATACCTGCAATATTATTAGAAAATAACCTAACTACCAAAATGATGCTAGTTAGGTTATATCCAGAGATGGATGGTAGTTTAGAAATAGAAGTACCAAGAGAAAATGTACTATACTCTGCTTATCATGAGTCAGATGAATATAAAATGTATTCTGCAGACTACGATGTTGATTTGTCACAAATACCAGATGGTAGTACAGAAGAAATTCTAATGAACAAACAATACTGAATATGGAAAGACATCAAGAATTAGCTTGGGATTGTTTGACTGATGCAGAAAAGAATAGCCTTATGTTCATACAAGGGAAAGGTCTATCAACTTGGGAAGCTGGAGAAATTTTAAAGATGCCTCATTATAAGTATTTAGAACTTAAGGCAAGGGCAGAAAAGTTTTTTAAGTTGTTCTCTGACTACTTCGAATTACATCCATCATTGGTAAACCCAAAATCACCCATTGAGCCAAGGTTCAGAGATTACTTATTCGGGGCAATGATTAAAAGATTATCAAAGGAAGAAGCAAAAATACACTCAGGAGATTCATCTTGGTTATTAACATCCATAACTAACTCAAGAATAATAACCAATATGAAAAGGCTTAAAGAATCAGGGAATAAGTGGGATAAAGACTTATATGCTCTGATTCTTGAGTTTGATAGGTGGAATAATTATAGGATATTACCAAGAATATTGCAAGCTCCATCTGCATATAAGAGAAGGTCAACCAAGAAAGATAAGGTATATTTATCGTATCTTCATAGAATACCCGACTTTAAGATAAGGCAGTTGATAACTGAGTATTGGAAAAATGGTCCTTCTGGTAGAAGGTATTTTACAGCTATAGTATCAGATGAACTTTTCCCAGAAGAAGGGTATGGTGTAATGCCCATAAAAAGATCTGATTATGTTATTAAGGCTATAACAGATTTAAGGATATACATATTCGAAAGCCAGACCATTGCAGATACTTTCGGATTTTTGGTGACAAGATACTTTGAAAAAACTGTTGATAGTAAAGGTGGATTGAAGTTCTGGAAAGAGTACAGAGAAATAATCCAGAAATCTATTAACTACAAATCAATAAATAACATGGATTTTACATGTGAGACTCTAGATACTGCCTATAAATTACACAGGAAGAGGAATCTAGTATCAAACTCTTAGAATTTTTATACAGATATTTTGTAACTTCGATAAATTTGTTTATATTTTCAATGAAGAAATAATAAATATAATTTTATACTTATATTAATATGCGCAAAGGAAAGAAAAAGGACAAAAGGCCCTTAAAACTAAACAAAGAGAAGATCAAGGTAATGGGTAGTGGGTTAGAAAATATGACCTACAAAGATATGAAGAGAAGGGCAGTTTCTCTTGGTATGCCATTCCCAGATGCTTGTTCTGCAGACTACAATGGGTTGGCTTCATATATTCATCATTCGAATAATAAGCCAGACAATTCCCTCATTGATGAATATGATAAGTGGATGGATAATCAACTTGAATTAGCAGGTTATGCTAAAGATGATCCAATGAGAAGTTATCAACTTAATCTCGGATTTATCAGTGAGGATACTGTAACAAAGCAGAAGAAGACAAAGAGGATTAAAGGATTAGAGAAACCAAAGAAACCCAAGAAAGAAAAGGATGATAACGGTCTTTGGAAAGGAACTAAGAAATCATATGTTTTTGAGTTAACATATAAAGAATTACCAATAGATCGTATTATCAGAAGAGTACAAAAGAAATTTCCGGATGCTAAAGAGAAGTCCATTCAGCAATGGTATAGGGCAGCACTCCGTAAACAAAAGAAAGAATAGGTATATATGCCAAGAATATGGTATTTTCATAGTCATGATGATTTTGAGGAAGCTTGTTATAAGCTTGGTATACCATGGGTACCACCTGCTATAATAAATAACTCCAGTATATATTTTAAGCAGCTGTGGCTGAGAAAAGTACTTATGGGTAAGATAAAGATCCATAAGTATAGGCAAAGAGATAAACGTTTTCTAGATAGATACAAAGAATGTATTAAAGAGGCTACAGTAGTAAATGGAGCAATTGATCCAGATTCATTGCCTCCAGATGTAAGAGCTTATTACTTCGAGAAAAAGAGAAGAGCTGATTTTCATAGGAGACATGGTAAGTTAATAAGGGAGATGGATGTCAAGATATATCTCCATAAATGGTATCCATGGTCTTATAATTACAAGGGGGAACCAGCGGTAGTATTACAGGGATTTTATTCATTAAAGGCTGCTAGACAAAGGTTCTTAATTTATTACGGTAGAGAAAACCTAAGATCAGTTCATTGGATAAAAGGAAAGACTGCCTTAGAAAAGAAATTTGTAATAGGTAAATCTCTTTTGATAGGTGGAAAACGTAAAAAGCCGATTTCTAAGATACTGCTTACTGAGGCATATAGAAATGCAAAATCTAGTGCTCAAAGAACTCTTGGTGAAAGACTTGCTAGAAAGAAAAGACTTAGTTCACAACAAAAAGAGAAATACTTTATAAATCTGGTAGAGAAGTTTAATTATGGAGCAAAAGAATATAGAACTTTACTCAAAGCTGTTCCAGAAAAGCTTGTTAAGCTATCGAAGGCTAAAGAGACTGAGTCTAAAAGAAAGAAAACTCTTTACAAAGAAGAGTGATTTGGGATGGGGTCAAATAAAAGTAGCTCTTGCATATAAATCCATAACTAAACGGTCTACCATAAGTTCTATCAGATGGACTAAAAGACATTGGGATGAATATAAAAAGGCAGTATCCCAAAGACTGGGTGATATGCCACAAGTAAGGAGACTCCTAAAAGAAGAGTTTATTCTCAAAGAACTATTAATTCAGGGATTTGTTCCAATGTCAGAGTTTCCTATGAAAATGAAGACAGGATGGTATGCTTATTTAGTAACTAACAGAAAAGTATGTGGGGATTACTATATATATCCTGAACATTTTGCTCATGATTATAGGGCATATAAAAAAGGTTATATGGATATTCATATTGCTCTAAATTCAGGTATAGGACAAGAAGGATATACTAGAATCTATTACACTGCATATAAAAACGGAATAGCTAAATGACGGTAGTAAAAAAGAAAGAGCCTGAAAATCCATGGGATGGTATAAAGCTCATAGTGGGAGTTAAAAAGTATTATACAGAAACAGATAAGGCAGTTGATGATAATTTTACTCAAGAGGGTGAACCTTTTGAGGTAAAAGATCAAAACGAATTTACTCAAAAGTTGGAGGCTATCAGAGATAAAAACGTATTCTTGAAAGCTATAGCTGTCCAAGAAAATAAAGAGATATATACTCAAAAGTTTATTACAAAACTATAATCAATCAAACAGTTTTCAAACAACTTTTTAATTAATTCAATTATGGCAAAGAAAAAAGCTGCAGCAGCAAAAGAGGTAGAACGCAAGGTTCTCTCTAATGGTGTAATTCTCATCAAGTATGATGACGGTTCCTATGCACTTCTGACTCCTATTTCGGCTGAAGATTCTGAAGATGTATTTGGCGGAGAAGCTGAGGAATCTGATGACGATGATTCGGACGAAGAGGATGAAGATGAAGACGATTCTGATGATGACGAAGAGGATGATTCTGAAGATTCGGACGAAGATGAAGATTCGGACGAAGATGAAGATGATGACGAAGAGGAATCTGATGACGATGATGAAGTAACTCCCGAGGATCTGGCCGAAATGGATTTTGAGGCTCTTGAAGATCTTTGCGATGACAAGGAACTCGAAACAGATCCTGATGAGTTTGATGAAGAGGATGTAGAGAAACTTCGTAAGGCAGTAGCTAAGGAGTTGGGTATTGCTTTGCCCAAGGCAAAGGCTGCTTCTAAGAAAGACACTAAGAAAAAGAAGAAGTAAAGGTAATTCCGACTATAACCAAATCCAAGGGAACTTCAAGTTACAATATAGTTCAAACTTCATAGGTGATAATAGGCAATAAACTTGAAGTTCCCTTTTTCAAAGAAACCCATAAAATAAATTAAAGATATGGCAACTAAGAAAAAGGCAGTAGAAGCAAAGGCTGCAAAAACTGAGACTAAGAAAAGCGGTAAGAAGGAATTGACCGCAGAGGAGAAGAAGGCCAAACGTGAGGCCATGAAGGAGCGACTCAAGAACCGGGCACCTGGTCAGCGACCCAACAGCAAGCAGTGCGATATTATCGACCTTGGTGGTGGTAACGTAGTAAAGACCTTTGCCATGAACGTACGTAAGTACGGTGTCCTCATTACGTCGGTAGTAACCGATAAGGATGGTAAGGTAATTGCTGTCTCGAATGAGACCATCCCTGGCGTATCGGTTAAGTCCAAGAAGGAGCACGGGAACCTTGTTCCGAAGATGCCCGGTATGGGTAAGAAAGGCAAGGAAGCCGAGGAAATCGTGGACGATGAGGATGATGAAGATGAGGAGTAGGCTTTATGCCAAATAACCGATTCTGACTTCAGTTTTTGAGTCATGCAGGGGAGGTCATCCAAGTAGCCTGGGTGAACCTCCCCATTTTGTATAGAAATATATGCAAGAAGACGACGATATTATATACCTGGCATTATGTAATCAATTGCAATCATACCAGCTGTTACTAGAGGAAGAAAAAGATCTTTCCAAAGAAAATAGAATGATGGCGGAATATATTATCTCTAGAACATTGCATTTGATTGAAATATATGCCCAGAAAATAGGAAGTGATACCTCTATTCAAAAACCAAAATGGGACAATTTAACTTGTCAGTAAAGGGGCTGATCTATCGTATAAAGGACCTGAGTAAGTTAATTCAGGATATAGATATAAGGTTATCAATACCAGGATTATCACCTGGAAAAAAGCAAGCCTTAATAAAGGATAGAACCTTAAAATTAGGCAAGGTGAAGTCACTAGTGAAGAGGATAGGAGATCTCACAAATGGTAATATAATAACTATAACCTTTGAAGATAAGAACACTAGTGATAGATTCAGGATAGTATATACCAACATATCTCAAGAGGATGCCATTGTTCACCTTAAATTAATGGCTAGTTTACAAAAGAGAGAAATAATTATCTCAGAGGTAAAGGAAGTGCAAACCAAAAACTCCTTGACTAAACTATAATCATGTAAAGGTAATCAAAACTCATTTTAATCAACTCAACTACAATGGCAAAAGAAGTTAGTAAGAATGACCTGGCTGCTCGTAAAGCACGCAAGGCTCAGAAGGAAATGCTGGCCTACATGGAAGAGAACAATCTTGATCCTAAAAAAGATTGGACAGGCCACAAGAAACATGGTAAGAAAATACAGGCTTGGATTGATATCATTAACCTGGGAAACAAAAAGGCTCGTGAATTGAATGAGGAGAAGGCAATTGAGAGACACGAAAAGCGTAAGAGTAAAAAGCCAGAAGTTCATCCCAAGAAAGAGAAGGTAACTAGCACTCCCAATGCTTATGACTACCCGAAGGTTGATGGCAAGGAAATGACTTCTGATCAGAAAAAGAAGTATCGTCAGAAGATGCGTACTCTTCTGAAAACTATGTCTAAGGAAAAGGCAGAAGTGGAAGGAAAGAAGTATGCTGAAGATTTGGCAAAAGAAAAACCAGTTATTCCATTTAAGAGGAAAGAGGAGCCTGTAAAGGTGAAAAAGGTAGAAAAGAAGGCTTCAAAGGATAAGAAGAAAAAGAAGGCCAAGAAAGAGGAGGATTAATAGATTAGGCAATCTGTAAACCTCTAATGCCCCGGATCTTACTCAGGTTCGGGGTTATTTGTTAGATATACCCATATAACACCACTGAATTTAATTTGCATATTATAATTAGAAATATTATATTTGCATAACGAATAAATTTAAAAGATGAAAATTAATCGAGGCTGTATCAGGTTAAAATTGCAAAGGCATTTATCTGCTCAGGATATCTGGAATCAAATTATGGATGTGCAGATTCAGGCGCTAGAATCCCTTTTAGAGGATAAAAGCTTAGATAAATGGAAAATTATATTCCCTTGTTATGGAACTTCTCTAGAATCAGTAGAATCATTGGCAAGGGAATATATAGAATCCTTTAAAAGGATGAAAGGAGATACCTTTAATAATAGGTATGATGATATTGAAAACATGTTAGTAAATGGACTAAACCAAAGGTGGTTCAATACTATCATGAGTACATTATATATGATGGAAGAAGACTTAATGGAAATGAGCTCAGATTCAGTATTCATTCTATGGGATATTTTATTTACTTGCCAGGCATTGAGGAAGGAAAATAATGTAGTAGCTATGGGACTTAATATTTTCGAGCTTAAAGGACGATAACGATGAAAGAAGTATTTAATACCACGGGATCATCCAGAATTGAAAAGGTTATTTTTGACCTCGATAATAGGGATATAACCATAACTTTCAAGGGAAATAAGGTATACAAATATGTTTCTGTATCGGAGTTTGATTTTAATACTTTCAAGGATGATATTGAAAATGGTTTATCAGTAGGCAAATCATTTGAAAGAAGGATTAGGAATAAATATGCAGGCCAAAAGCTATGAAAAGGTATTACACACCAGAAGGAGAACCAGATGAAGCAAAAACTTTATGGGAAGCCGTTAAAACTGGTATCATAGGAATATCGGCATTTAGTGTAATCTGCATACTATGGGATGGTCAAACAGTTCCCCCTACTCCTGATTCAGAACCTCATTGGAAAAACTGGGATAAATCTAGACATGTATCAGAAGTAAAAAGTTATGACTACGAAAATGGTATAATTCATTATAGAGATGAAGTTACAGGATATAGACCCAAAGAATTAAATCTTTATGGATCATCTTCAAGTAATTATGGTTCTGGAATAACATTGCAAGTATCAGGAGCTTCAGTACATTTGGATATGGAAGTAGAAGAACTGATGGATCAACTAACAGAAGATGTGGATTTTTACGAATACTTTGAACGAAATATGGATTGATATGGCTGGTCTAATTAAATTCAGATTGAACAAGTATGTTAATGGCGATAGGCATAAAAGTATTTATGGATTCAAACCAAAAGCCGTTATTAAGTTTGAAAGAGTTACAATCGGTCAAATAATTGATAATGAAGTCTACTTCTACATAAGGGTAAAACCAGGAGAATCAAAGCATGCCTGCTTGAATTATATTCCAGTATTATGGAAAACTTTTAGCAGTCATCTGGAAGCTAAAGATGCAGTAGTAAAACAAGCAGAATCTATTTGGGAATCATTAGACATTTTTCATCCGTTAAAGAAAGTTAAATCAACCTATGGATTATGGGAAAAGAAGTAAAGAAAACTAATAGCTGGGTATGGAAGAAAGTATTTGGTATAACTCTATTGGGATGGATGAATATCTTGATATTTCAATGGCTATTCATAAGGATATCCTATCATTGGGTATATGTAGACCCTAAGAATGATGATGATGCTAGAACAAATGATTTTTGGGATGCAGAGAAACAGCAGTTTGTTGCAAAAACTTTCTACTACTATGCCATTATCGGGTGTATTATACCTCTAACTGGATGGTGGGGAGACTATGTAATGCCGTTCAAATTCAAATGCCGTTTAACTAAAGTAAAAGAGTATTACGAATGAGTACAGTAGAATTCAAATCAGCATGTGCAGCACATAGAAAGTGTTGTCCATATAAGGCAACAGGTATGACAAAGTGTGGTGCCAATGAAAACATTACTCCTGACGGTAAATGTACTAATAAGGAATGCCACTACATGAATCAGTTCAAAGCTATACTAAGAAAACTATCAGCTAGTAAGCCATGAACAGACCTTTAAATAATTAGCAAAATAATTTGTAGGGGTTCATATTTATATCTATATTTGCATAAACAATAAAAGGGAAAGCAATAAAAGGTTAACACACCAGAGACCAAGAACACAACCACTAAGAAATTGATAAAAATATTTGCACATATAAAAAAGTTACTTTATATTTGCATTAGGAAATAAAAATAAAAACAACTTTTAATTAATTGTATAACCATTTAAAATTGTAAGCCATGAAAAAGGAAGAAAACACCAAGGCTCAGGAAGTTAAAAAGACCAATCTGGTAGAGGGTATCAATAACCTCATCGAAGAAAAAGCTGAGAAGGTCGAAAAATCAAAGAAAGCTCTGAAGGTAGTTGGCAAAGAAAAGGAAGCTACAGAAAAGGCCTCAGAGAAGAAGGTCAAGAAAACCAAAAAAGAAAAACTGGTTGATAAAACCAAGAAAAAGGTGGAAGCCAACCTCGTAGAAGAGGTAGTAACAAAAAGGGAAGTAAAGTATATTTATCCCGCAGACTGCGAGGACACTCTTTCAAGAAAGAAGTTCCGGCAGCAGGTAAGAAATAAAATCCACCAGCTGGAATTGGCAATGCTCAGAATCGAGAACCAAGATTCTAAAGAGTTCAAGAAAGCCAAGAAGGAGTATCTTGAATATAAGAATCAATTCGTAAAAGAATCAGTTGCAATCTAATCTTTCATAGTAGGAGAGGGGTACAGGGCTAATTATTAAGTCCTGGCCCCTTAGTATAATGATCATTTAATGTTATGAAAGATTATGATTGTTGGCTTACCAGAGAAAGCAATTCAGAAAGTAGATCATGAATTGTTAGAATTACATAAAGAAGTTCTAAGAGCATATCTTACACAGAGAAATCTGAAACATAGGCATCAGAAGAAGTTTTTTAGGCTATACGATTACTACATTACTGAGAAGAATATAAGGAGATTCTTCTTCCGTTCTGTTAAGTTATTCGTATATGCCTTGGTAACTAATCGGCTGGATGATATAGAAGACTATGTACCAATAAAAGAAAAAAAAATTTAATGTTTCCAGAGAAAGTAAAAAGCGTAACGCTAGATAAATCAAGGATAACTTACTACCTTCAAACTACCAATATTGATAATATCTATAATGAATTACCAGTAAACCCAGAGATATATAAGGTAGAAGATTTGGCATTTGACTGCAGTATAAGGTCTAGTCAGTATCTTCCAGATTATGCTATCAAGGGATATTTTAAGGTAGACGAAAATTTAAGGTATCCAGTATTTATAGAGAACACAAATGGGCCTCATTTATTATATATTACTGGGATGCCAAAGAATATATCGGTAGAAGAGAAGAATAAGTTCAGGTTTCAAAATCACATGTGGTTATCATACTGGGAAGATAACCTGGTAGGATATCTTTTTCAGGTAGTATCTAGAGAACAATCATTAATACACTTAATAAATCAATAATTTGTAAATAATAAAACACTATGAAGACCAATGAGTATGTAAAACAGTTTAAGTTGGATAGAGAAAATTACAACTTCAACCGGGAAAAATTCATGGAGGCCTTTGGCCAGGAGTTTAAGGACCGTATTGAGGCAATGATAACTGCCTGCCAAAAAATGAAGGTTCAGTTCACATACGAAAAATTCCTTCATGCAGTAAGAGAACAGCAGGATAAATTCCAGAGTATTTCTAATAAGAAAGCTGGTGAGCCATTCTCTGAAAAGTTATTCTCTGCATTCTTTGCCTTACATGTAATTCCTATTAGAGCAAACCTTTTCCCCAATCTACATGCAGAATTGGAAGAGAAAAGGAAAAAGGCCATTGAAAGGGATGAAAAGATTAAGGCAGAATTAGAGGCCAAGGAGAAAGAGGAAAAGGCAAAACAAAAGCGAATGAAACCCATTTTGGAAGCAATAATAGCTTATGGAGCTGCACAAAGTATGGCTAGAAAACAAAAGCAAATGAAAGATAAGCCTAATATGAAGAGATAATTCCTAATAATACAAGACTCTAAAGTTACTAAGATTTTATGAAGACCATTTTAGAAATTGCCAAATTGGCCCAGGATAAAATTGTAAACTTCTATCAAGGAGCTGGTGAAAGTGAAGTAAATATAAGCTTTTGCTATAGTATTAGTTCAGTGGATATAGAGATAGTATATCCCATACATATACAAAAGCTATTTTCAGAACTTTTTGCTATGAGTAACCAGCTTAAAGCTGAATGTCATATTGGGGAATATAAAATAACCCTAAGCTCTTCAAAATTGAAGGTAAGCCTAATTCAGTGATCCAGCAACCTGATTATTAAATAGTTAACTCTAAAAGGCCCTTTATTTGGTAAGGGCCTTTTATTTGGTTATTAATAGATCAACTATTAGATACCAAAATACAACACTATGAAAGAACAAAAAATAGCTCAAAGGTTCCCAAGAGGAATTGGTATAACTCAATTGGCTATACAAGCTAACAATGGCGATGATGAAGCTATGAAGAATTTGACCAAGTTCATAATCCATATATGGGTAGTGAATAATGGGAAACTTTGGTCAAAATATTATTCAGTAAATGAGCTAGCAGATTTTCTTAGATGTGAACCAGCAATAGTTCAGATGCAAATGAAACAAACGTTTCTAGACAACGGTTTATTTGACCGTAGCAAGATGAATGAGATTGCTGATTCATTAATGGGAGCTTGTATATCATGGGCACTTGAAGACCGTATGGAAATAAGCCAACAGGTACAATTACTCAGGGATTCTCAGGGAGGAAGGTATGCTCCATTCATTACTTCTGAAGTCAATAAGGCTATAGGATTAAAGCAACAATCCACTACTTCTCTTCAGAGTTTAGTAAGAGCTATATCAGGCGGAGGTACAGTAAATATATTTGCTCAACAGAACAATCAATTCAATACGGTTGATACCCAAGATCAATCTCTTACTAGAGATGAAGCTATGGCTATGATACAAAAAGAATTAGCAGACAATGGTGGTATCAAAGAGATAGAATATGTAGAGAATCAATATGACTTCAAGGAATTGCCTGTAGTAGTTGCAACTAAACAAGATGGTAATAGAGGCGATAAGGAAGGATTGAATATCAAAAGGGCCGAATTGGATAGCGTAACTGGAGACTACCATGGTGCCTTAAATGCTTTTGATGAAGACCATCACCAAATCAGACGAGAAATCGAAGAAAACATAGCCTACGAAGATATAGACCCAGAAATAGAAGACTAGAACCTTTAACTTTTATTTGCATATTAAGAGTATAATTTTATTATATTTGCATAAAGAGAAATAAAGATATAAACCATAAAAAATAAAGGCTATGGACTTAATCGTTAAAACACAAGAGAAACAGGTTACAATAACTGTAAAAGGTTATTTGAAGGCAATAACCTCTGATGATAGAGAGATAAAGTTTTATATCTCTGGGGAGAATAATATAATGAATGCTTCAGATGAATTAGGTAAGCATCATATATGGCATAATCCCTGTCCTCACTACTTGGGGATACCATTTAAGTTGGATTTTGATCCAGATTATAAAGCAGAAGTTCAGTTCAACTTATAATAAGAATCACTCACTATGGAAGGAAAGCCAGTATTTAATGCTACTCAGGTAGTTGAAAGAGTAAATCAGTTACTCAAAGAAGGTAGAAAAATGAGGGTATTCGGATTACCTTACCCCCCGTATCACGAAGACATAGTATTCACCGATACAAATGTAAACCGGCAGGGATGGTTATGTACTAGTTCAAAGGTAGCTTTATCAGTATCAGCTAGTGCTACTAAAATAAAGATTCATACCATAACTGGTTGGTGCAATCTATTCAAATATGCCGATAATGGTAAATGGGAAGATACCATAAGCAAAGATGGGAAATACATCAAACTGGATGTAATGGATGATATATGTCCTGGTATGCTTCTCGGGTTTTCAGATGGTACAAACATTGCAAATCTGGGGATAATTGATGATGTATTCGATTACCTGGATGAATTAGAGAAGTTAAGTAACAGAGATATAGTGGTGATCAATAAAGAGTTCAACACTAAAACCTATTCATTCACTAAGGATCCCTCAAACTTCTTCATATACGATAGAATCTTATAGTATACCAGGCTATGTATACAAACGATAAGATAGAGCTTTTAATCAGAGCTACTAGACTCTATTGCTACAATATGTACAAAGAGTATGATCCTAAGTTTTATCCTATTATTAAGAATGTAGTACTGGGTTTCACAAATAAGATATTCGGTACAAAATCCAAAGCGGACAGGATGAACATAGACATATTCAGTACATTCGAAAGTAAACCCGAGTGGGGACCAGGTTGGCAAGTATATTCAGGTATACGTATTTATATAAAATTCCTAGATACTTCAGCTTTAGAATATGAATTACTAAAATACCCAACTAAACCAGTGGGAAATATATACTACATTACTCAAATTCCTACATCAGCTAAGACCAAATAAATAAAAGACCATAAGACCTCTTTTCTAGAGGTCTTATTTTTGTTTCCTAAGTAACTAGAACCCCTTATAATATAAAAGTTCTAGAAATCCCTACCATATGCCAATACCGAGAACTTTTATTTGCATATTAAGTATAATTTTATTATATTTGCATAAAGAGAAATAAAGATATAAACCCTAAAATTTAAAGGCTATGGAAAAGAGAAAAATCAAGGATTTGAAAAGGGGAGATTACTTTACTCTTACTCCAGTTAAAGAGCCCAACATTTCTCAGGTATGGGTTAGAGGAGAATACATTCCTCAGGCTAAATGCTACAGTACATACAAATGGGAGAACATCAATCATGAAGTAATCCGAAGAGGAGACAAAGAAGTTTACACGGATTTTACATTCTAATCAATTACCACTATGAAAACTAAGAGTTATCCAATCGATTCAACCTTACGGTAAAAGATCTGATGCAAGTATTGGAGGATATGGACCCTCTGGCACCAGTAATGGTAGCAGTTCAGCCTATGTGGCCACTCGAACATGGTATTACTGGAGTAGTATGCGACTGCAACGGCACAGTTTATCTTGCAGCTTCAGAAAAATGCGAATATTTATCAGAAGAGGCTAAAGAAGCATTCGAAGTAGCTGGTATACCATTCCAGGCCGACCGTTAATTTTAATTTGCAGATATAAATTAAATTGCTTATATTTGTAATGAAGAGATAAAATCGCATTAATTATGAAAGATTACAAGAAGGTATTACTCAAAGGGTTGGAAGAATCCAATGATATCAAGGGAGAAGACAGAGAAGATATCAAAGAATCAATCAAGGATATCTATTCCGAGGTAGTTGAAGAACTTGACAACAGATTGGGGCTTCAATTATATAAGTACAAGGTAGAGGTTAAATATGATTCCGAGGGAATCCCTGAATCATTTAAACATACATTCTGGTTAAACTTCGGAGATGACACTATAAAGAATATGTTCTTCATCCCAGCAATGCAGCAACTGATACATGTTCTCTCAACTGGAGATGATGAAGTAAAGGTCACTCTTCTCAATATGGGGATTAAAATAGAATTGATAGCATGAGTTCTTTCAATAGAATACAAAGACAGTATAACTGGGTATGTAAGAATATCAAAGGACCGTTATACAGAATAAAGATGAGGGAACTGTATATAGAAGCTAAAAAGGCAATACTTGATCCTCATTTAACTCCAGAACAAAAACTAATACTAATCGGTATCCGAGATACCATAAAATCAAAATTATGAAAAAGCTGATCATCGTAATGGCAATTCTCTTAACCTCATGCGTAGAAAAGAGAGTAGAATCAACCAATTGGGTAGATATTGGAGGAAAACCCGATGTTACTATCCATAAAGTAGGAAATCATCAAGTGTTGACTTTCACCTTTGAACAGGATGGCCATAAATATATGGTTGGAATATACAACCAAGGTGGAATTGATATGGTAGAAATCCATGAATAAGTAAATATCCAGCCTACTATGAAGATGTTCGAATTAATTCCTTACATGTTGGAATTAGATTATGACTCAGAAATAAGGATCATAGAAGATCTAGAACATGATGATGGTGAACTACCCAGGTTAATGGATGTAGTTCCCTCTATAATGTTGAATACCATAACAGGTAAGAAGACATTTGCTCTGATAAAGAAAGAGGCAATGGATAGATACATTGCAAACAACAATACAGTAACCAGATTAAAACCATCAGATAAGATATCATGAAAGAGCAAGAAGAACAGGGCTGTCTGAAGCCAATGGTAATAGGTATCATAATAGCTGCTATATTCATCTTAATGGCTTTCCTATTTGTACCTCACCACAAACCAGAGACCTATAACCCATTAGAGGATGTAATCATGGTAGAAGAACCAGTACTGAAAATTGATAATCAAGGCAGGTATTATATCTCTACCAAAAGATCCTACTATCGTATCAAATCCGAAAAAGAGGGCAAAGAACTCATAGAATCCGTAGAAAAGAAAAGGAATGACCTTGAAAAACAGGTTCAACAGCAAAACATTAATATAAATCACAATATCCATATCACTATCGAAGACGAAAGCTGGTAAAGGGCCCAGAATTTTAATTTGCAAATATAAATTAAATTGCTTATATTTGTAATGAAGAAAAGCAAATAATAATTTTAATAATTTAGGGCTATGAAAAACAAGCAATTATTCCAACAACTAAAACTTGAACTCAACAGAAAACTGGATGAGTTGGAAGATTAAATGAATCAGAATAAATTATCGATAACTGATCTGGAAGTGAATATATTAGAATTGGTATTCAAAACCCAAGATCAGGATAATCCCTATCTGAAAAGCTTAGATTCTGAAACTTCAGCAATGTATGGAGAACTCCAAACTGAATACTACGTACAATTATGACTACTCAGGAAAAGGATAAATGGCTAAGACTAAGCCAACGTTACAGAAAACTCGGAGTAACCGCAGTAAATGGAGCATTTGCTGAACTAGAGAATAACCTCTGGGAAGAAGGCTGGTCAGGCAATCCTCTATCTTATAGGCAAACCGATCATGGCATCCATATAGAAGTAATGCTAAGATCAATAGGGGAAATATCTCTGAAATACAAAGACTATGATGACTTCTGGAATAAAGTAAAAGATGAGGAGGGAGCCTATAAAGTAGCTCAACCAATCTATAATAAATGGTCAGAACTACTTTATCCTCAAATCCAACTGGTGAACGGATTAAATCAAACCAAGATCCCCGAACAAGTACTTAGAAGATAGGGAACTAAGAAATCTCTCTATGAACCAATTGAACGAAAGGTTATCAAATCTATATAGCCTTCTACCAAGAAGTTCTACTAAATGGGATTTTGAAAAGAAGTACAGAGTATACCTATTTAGAAAAATAAACCAAATTAAATACGAACAAACCCTAAGACGCAAGGGATTAAGGACACAAGGAATCTGGATAACCATTAACAAATAAAAACCCCAATGAAAACAATTAAAGTCTCTAGAGAAAGGGCAATCATAATTGCTTCCAACCATAACAACATCCCTCTAGAAAAAGCTAAATCCTATACTGATTCCGAACTAAGAGAGGTACTAAGACATCTGAACCTCAAACCAGGATTCTAAATCTCAACAGTAATACATCATCCCCCCCAAAACAAATATAACCATAAAAAGGCCTCTAATCAAATAAAGGATCCCAATCACTTAAAGGCTATAACTAATACCCACCAACCCCAAACAAAGAAAAATCAAATAATTATATACAATCCATAATATAAAGGATCAATATAATAAATCATATATAAGGCTTTTAGGTTTATATCTTAGAGGCCTTATATTTGTTTCCCTATATGAAAAGAGAATAGGATAACAGTATTCAAATGATAGATAAAGAATAGCTTTTATTCATGGGCCTTATAGGTAAGGATAATAATGGGTCCAGGAACTTGGGATGAAGTCGAAATTTCGCCAGGGCCATAAAATCAGGGGGTGGGAAATTTTGGGTAGTTAGGTTATCCTACCAATTCACTGTGTACCATACGAGCTCTTGAGCTATCTTGGTTACTATACGTATTAGCTACTACGACTTAAGGCCCAAATAGCATTAGATTGGACCAAAAGGCATTTTAAGGTACCTTAAAGAGCCATTTTAGGGTACCCAAACCATTGCCTTTTCAAGTCTATATTATATAATATATAAGTCTTTTAAGGTTAAGGTTAGGGCCACCAGCTAAGGCCTTTTCGATAAAGAGACATTAGGCCTACTATATGGTCTATACTTGAGATATATGAAGATCTTCATAAAGTACATTTAGGGTACCTTAATGGGCCTTAATCCCAAGCCTTAAAGAATACTTTATATTATATTATATATAATATGCGAGTCTTTTTGGGTGATTTTTGAACTGGTGTCTAAAATCGATATGCCAGGAATAGAGTTTTGGAGATCCCAATTCTCAAGTTAAGGCTCAGTTAGGGCATATTTAGGGTACCTTTTAAGGCCTTAAAAGGTAGGTTAAGGTACCTTAATATGGCCTTCAGGGATTGGGATTAGGGCCATATCAGGGCCTTGAATTATTATTTGCATATATTATATATTATTACTATATTTGCATAAAGAAAAAGATAACAAATAATAAAGATGCTATGGAATACAAGGTAAGTGCATTTAAGGTTATTATTAATCGGGTAAGTAGCCAAATAACCATGGTTATAGTGAATAAGATGAGGATTGTATTAACATTAGTTAACAGCAATTTAGGATTATATATAACTTATCTTCAGAACTAAGAATGCTTATAAGCAATAGATGGAGTTGGCCATCTTTATTTGCTTTCAATATCTTTTCTGTAAGGCCTGCCAACTCAGGCCTTTTTTATTTATGAGCTTATAAGGCCTTGTATTTGGCCTTTTATGGTAAGTATATTATTAAGGCCCTATTTCGCTTTTAGTGGCTTGGCTTATAGGCCTTTTAGGATTGGCTTTTAAGGTACAATTAGGTGCCATATCCTGATCCTATATTAAATTTTTATTCAGTGCAATGCAAATAAGGTGTAATGCAATGCAAGCAGGGGCATATCATAGAACTTTGTAATTAATAAGACAAGTATTTAGTTATTTATAAATATATGATACTCTAGATATATGGGGACAAAGGCCGAAAATGAAGATGAACATTAAAGGCCTAGTTATTGGACTATTCTGTACCTCAGGGTGCCAGCTAAGGCCATAATTGTATCAGACCATATACCAACAAACCAACTTATCATCATGGATCATTAAACAGACCTACTGCCTGAACCTAAACCGATTATTTTGTATAATTAAAATTGATCTAAATAAATATTATTATAAGAAAAAATAATCAAAATTTATGTCTAAAAATTTGCATTAAAAAAAATTCAGTAGTATATTTGCAATACAGAAAAGAACAAAGCATTTTATTAACCTTTAATTTTTACTATTATGAAAGCAAATGAAATTTTAGCAATTGGTAATGAAATTTTTTCGACCAGCGAAAGAAAATCAATTTATCGCAAAGAAATCTTTGCAGAGTGTAAAACGGACAAAGAGAAAAAGAATTTGCGTATGAAATTGCGCAAGAAATTAGACGCTTTTATTGCCGAATTTATTGCCAGCAATAAAAATACAGAGAAAAGAAAAGCATTGAAAAAAGCGTGGCAAGAATATGCAAAGCAAGTTTACATTAATGTAGAATGTATCGTAGACGCAAATGCAAACACAGAAAAGAAAGACACGATTAAAAATTTCCTTTCTGCAATGAATGAAAAATAAAGATATGAAACTACTAAATAAAATAAAACATATATTTGATAAAAAAACATACGAATTTCAAATATATGTAAATGAAAAAGAAACTATTTTAATTCAGGGATTGAAAAAGAAACAAATAAAAAATAAAATAACTTATCAATTTATTGAAAACAAAATAGTAATTAAATTTCATTGAAGAAGTAGGGGGCATAATTTGTCCCCTATTTTTAATTAATTTTAATTTTGCGATAGGGACACCGTGTGCCTTTTTTACTGCCAGTTCCCAAAGAAACCTCGCGATAAGAGTTACATCACAAACTGTAGTTAACTTCATTTTTACTGCTAGATGTCCCGGGCTCCTCGCATAAGGACTCTCCTCAATGATAGGAGATCATACTACCAGATTACATGAACACAGTTTATTACTACTCCCCCCTTTCCCTACACAAAATGAAGAACCCATTTAAAGGCTCTTCACAAAATTTTCCAGGATATTTTTAAGGCTCCCTATATAAGGCCTATCCCTTTGGATTCATATATCTCCCTTACTTCATCCTTACTATAAGTACCATAATACAAAGTTCCCATAAATCCTTCTACTGTCATTGGTATAACCCAAAAATCACCCCAACCAACTTCTGGTAAATTAAATATCCATGGTTTACATCTTTCACATAATAAATCCAATCCCCTCAACTCAGATACTAACTTAACTACCTTTAACCCATATCGTGATTCATATATCCCACTACCATGATAAATTGGGTTATCACTTTTTGCTCTCGGTACTAAAGCTAATCCAACTGAATTAAATAGGTAATCGTAATTGTATAGAAATACATCTGCCTTAGCATAAGAGGTTCCCTTATAACTAAGTGCTTCATTATTCATTAAAAAATTCTTTCTAACCCATAAAGCTTCTCCTAAACTAGATATCCTATCAATTCTGATATTGAAGCCATTAACCGTGATGTTTTTAATACTCTCCATAGTTATTTTATTGTGATATTATAATCAGGGTTAGGAGTATAACAAGAGTAGTTATTATTCCGAATATGAATAAATCCCATATAAAATATGTTGACTTTCTAGAATCTGGTTTTATATAATAAAGAATTGAACCTATTATACCCAGTGTTATGGTGAATCCAATAAAGAATCCCAGAAAATGACTTAATACTTCTATCATGGTTTATTGGATGTTTTATTATTCCCATATGTCAAATGGTTGGTCTGGTTTTGTAGAAATTAATAAATAGTACCCATCTCTTTTTACCCTTAATTTGGAGTAAGTTATTCCATATTTCTTATAAATACTAACCTCTATATCATTCAGTAGGTTTTCTATATTACCTTTAAGCTGTCCACTGAATTTTTGAGGATAGCCATTTATCATAGACTTTATACCTTCATATAATCTATGGGATATTAAGGAAGGTATATCTCCATCAATAACTACCTTTTCTATGTAGGCATCCCATACTGGGATTGTCATCTTTTCTTGGTATGTTACGTATGGAAGGATTATATCTATATCAGTTCTTCTTATCGCCATGTCTGAATATAACTTCCATAGTTAAAAAGAATAATCCCATCACTACTGCTGGACTCATCATCCATATAAGGAATAAAACTCCATACCTTATTGGAGTACTTGATCTTTTCAAGGGAGTTTCACTTATTACACTTCTGAGAAAGATACAGAGGATAAACCCTAAGATATACATGATGATAAGTGTATATCCGAACCAAATTGGTGGTGTTGATGTTAGCATACTATGTATGAAATGATGATTAGACCTATAAAGCAGATGATGAATGTTTGAAAGGCTTCTTTTTTGCCATTTTCCCAGGATTCATTGCCTTCATACTCTTTGTTTATTCCTTTCCAAGCTTTGCTAAGTACTCCTGCATCTGAAATCCCATTGTCTATAACCCTTATAAAGTGATTTGTTATAAGGAATCTTATCATGAAACGTATCATTTTTCTTCCAGTTTTTCAAGTATACGACTTAGTTTATTAGCTGCATATCTAACAATCTCTGGATTTTCTATCCCTTTGTTGTTGATCAGAGTCAATTTCTCCAAATTTCTGGTTAAAAGTCTCTGTGCCATGAGATTTTTATACTTTTCCTCATCAAAAGGTTCAACTTTATATGTTGAATTCAGTGGATGAAGAGTTCTATCTGTCTTTATCCCATTTTCTAGGGTATAAATCCCCTTATTTCGGTCAACAATTTTGGTCTTTTCAAAAAATGCAGTGCCAGTTACCAGTAGTAAATCTCCAACTTTCATATAGTTTTGATATTAAATTTGCATATTATAGTAGTCTTTAGCAAGACCATCCGGTATATATTAAACAAATCTATTTTCAATGAATGTACTTGGTATCTGTGGAGCGCAAGGAGCGCTTCTTTTCGAGTTTAAAGATCATCTTGTAGCTAATGTTGAACCAAGAGCTGTATTCCATTCCAAAGGAGAACTACAATGGAAGCTTAATTTTGGTGATATTCCATTCTTAAAGAGCCTTGAAGAGGTGAAATTTACCAAAATTGACATAATCATTGGTTCTCCATCCTGTGGTCATAGCTCTGTATTCTCCTATTCAAGGAAGAAAACCCTGGGTAAACCAAGAGAAGATGCAACCTTAAATCTGTATCTTTCTAGTGTTAAGAAGTTCAAACCAGCAGTATTTATGCTTGAGAACCTTCCAAAGCTTCTAGATTTCATCCCTATCAGTGAATGGGAAAATAATTTGCCTGATTATCAGCTTATAGTACACTGTCATTCCGTTACGGTATTTGGTAATTCCCAGAAAAGTAGGAAAAGATTAGTGATGATAGGAGTACGTAAGGATTCTGGAATCAATCCAAAAGTATTTGATCACACTTTTCAAGTAACTAAGCCTAAGAATCTGTGTCAATTGAAGAAAAAAGTAAGAAAAGACATAAATTACAGAGAATCCGATGACAAGAAATTAGCAATGTATCATTATGCTGATAAGTCTAAGACAACTCTTACTGTAGCTCAAGTGAGGAAGCTATGGAAAACTGAATTCAAAAATGATCACAAATGGCCAATGAGAACTCATAAGATGAAAACTCTACCAGGAGTATATCGCAATAGGAAGAAAGGTTACCCTTTGACTGTGAGACCTTCATCCAGGCAATTTAATCCTCATGGAAGGATAATGGGACTTGATGAATATAGAGTCATCATGGGATTCCCAGAATCATTTAAGGTATATTTTGATAAGAACAATCCAACCTATTGGTTGAACAAGGGGAGGAATACCCTGACAAAAGGAGCTGTATACGAGAATTCACTTTGGTTAAAGGCTTGCTTGAGGAAAGCTAAAATACTCTAATCAAGCCCCCTATCGCGTATACGCATACGTATAAGGAGAATTCTATTAGTATTTTAGTATACTAAAATACTAATAGAAGTTTATATAGCTAAAGCTATATAAACATATACTTTGTTCTATAGTAGTATTCTTATTCTTTCTAGATTAAGACTTACTTCTTTAATCCCCCCTATAATCCCCCCTTAATGGTTTCATAAAATCTCAATCACATGAAAAATGTAATCTTAACCATAGCCTTCATACTTATGACCTTAACTATATTCTGGATGTGGGATCAGAATTCAGAGTTAAGGCATGACTTGGAAAATATCAACCATCAACCAGATACAGTTTGGGTTAATAAACCCTTTGTTCCAAAGGTAGAGTTTCCAAAAATGCAATTGCCCAACATGGTATTTTTCTATCAGATAGATTCAGTACCAATTGAACGAATAGAGTATGTTGATAGAGTAGTTACCATCATACAGAAAGATTCAGTGAAGGTTGAATACAATGAGTTGTTCTTAACTAACTATCCACAAGCTCCAAAACTACTGCAGATACTTTCCAGTAGAGATAAACTGTCAATCACTACCTTCAATACAGACTGCAAACTATTTACTGAAGAGTATCAGGTAAATTATGATCGTTATCAGTACAACTATTCGGATGGGAAGTTAACCAATAAGAAAACGTCACTCATAAAAAGGTTTGATCCAGTCGTACAATATACCATCAGACCGGTACATAACATGCATGATCTGGATTTAGGCTTGAAGTACAATACCAGTAAATTTAATTATGAGGCCGGGTTGAATTTCAACTATTATCCCAAACTCAGGGACAATTTATCACTTGATCCTTACATAAGAGTTTCATACAGTTTTTGATATGGCAAGAAAGAAGACATTACTAGAAGGAGATACAAATATTACACCGGAACAACTTAAGACCTTGGTCCGTGTGATGAAGGATCCATTCTTCTTTTCTACTTTCTGCTATGTTATCAACCCTGTGTTGGGTATGGTTAAGTTCTTGCTATATCCATTTCAGAAAGCAGTACTATACCAATTCATGCTGAACAGGTTCAATATCATCCTTAAATTCCGTCAGGCTGGTATTACAGAGTTGATATCTATGTATTGCCTATGGTTAGCAATGTATCACCCAAACAAGAAGATAAACATCATCTCGATCAAAGATACTGTAGCAAAGAAGGTACTGAAGAAGATCAAGTTTATGTACAAGAATCTTCCTTCATATCTACAAGAACCCATTATAAACGGTCGTACTGGAGAATTTGGTTCTGTATCAACAATAGAATTTGCAAATGGCTCCATAATTGAGTCTATACCAACATCAGATCAAGCAGGTCGTTCTGAATCTTTGTCGTTGTTGGTAATTGATGAGGCAGCAATTGTACGATGGGCTTCAACTATTTGGGCATCCGCCTTTCCAACACTATCAACTGGTGGTGCTGCAATTGTAAATTCATGTATCACGGGTGACACTCAGATAATAGGTAAAGATGGACCTTTCAGAGTTGATTCTATATGTCCTAAGACCTTTGGTAAGATGGATATATCTCATCTCGGGTTGAGAGTATTATCACATACCGGAAAGTGGCAGAGAGTACTTGGTTCTGTAAACAAGGGTGTACTGAAAACCTGGGAAGTTCACAATGAACAAGGTAAGGTTATTAAGTGTACTCCAAAACATAAGCTGTATACTCTAGAAGGTTGGTTACCAGTTTCAGAAATAATTAAACGAAACGTACCAGCTATCTTCTATCATACTGGTATAAGGGGTTTGGAGCAGAATCCAATAACCCTAAAACCTAAGAAAGAGATATGCAAACCTATACCGGGTTTCCCAAACTATGAAGTCTCTAACTGGGGAAGAATCTTCATTGTAAAGAATGGAACGAGGGTAGAAAAATTACCAAAACCATGTACTAACCGAGAAAAATATCTAAATATAAGTCTGTGGAATAATGGTCAAAAGAAAAAGATATGTGTCCACAATTTGGTAGCTAAAGTATTCTTAGGAGAAATTCCAGATGGGTATGTAGTTGACCACATTAACAACAATCCTTCAGACAATTATGTAACCAATCTCCAGATAGTTACAGTAGCTGAGAACGGTCAAAAAGCTGCGAAACATTCTTATGGAATGAAGCTTGGGTCTAAACTAAAAGGGGGATTCAACTACGACTTAAGAGTGGTGGCTTACATAAGATACCGTTATCAGGAACTTGGTTACTACTATGGAGTGTTGGAGAAGATATCTCAGGAGATTGAGAATAAGTTTGAGGTTAAACTGAATAAGTCTTATATTCAACGTATTGTATCTGGTAAACGTGGTACAAGTATCTATCTTTCTAAGCTGAAAGTAGTTAGAAAGTATTACGATACCATTTATGACATTTGCGTTGAAAACGATGAATCTTACCTCATCAACGAAGACTACGTGTCTCATAACACGCCTTACGGCGTCGGGAACTTCTTCCACGGTGCTTGGGTAGATGCTATAGCTGGTGGTAACCCGCTTAATCCCATCAGACTCTATTGGCAGATGCACCCTGATAGAGATCAGAAGTGGTATGAGGAGATGTCTACTGCTCTTGGTCCAAAGAGAACTGCTCAGGAGATTGATGGTGACTTCCTATCATCTGGTAATACAGTATTTGATTTAGTTGATATTAAGGCTATAGAAGAGTGCTTATCTGACTATCCCATTATCAATACACGTTTGAAAGGTCAGTATAAGGAATTCAATGAGCCTGATCCAAACAAAGAGTATTTCATTGGTGGTGACTGTGCAACTGGTAGAGGTACTGACTACTCAGCTTTTACTTGTATGGATAGAGATGGAGAAGAGTCTGCAGTATACAAGGGTAGAATACCTTTGAACAAATATGCTCGTTTACTTGGTGATATCGGAGAAAAGTATAACTTTGCTAAGCTAGCTCCAGAGACTAATGATGTTGGTATGGCTGTAACAACTATACTCCAAGATGAAGGTTATCCAAACCTATACTTCTATACTAAATTGTTAAGGAAGAAACGTCACAGTCGTCCAGAAGAAGAGAAGTTCCCGGGTTGGTTAACAACCGCAAAGAATAGGTCAGTAATTGTAGAGAATCTTGAAAAGGATATAAGGGAAAACAATGTGGTAATTAAAGATCCGTTCTTTGTTCAAGAGGCTTATACCTTCATATATGATGGTGCAGGAAGACCTATTGCCCGAGGTAAACATAGAATGAGTACCTCATCTATGGATATTGACTTAGAGGGTGAAACATATTCCGATGACTCCATATTCGGTAAAGCCATAACAAATCACATCAGATGTCATAGTGCATCATCAACTGTGGTTATTCCTCAGTAGAACATAAACAAATTTACATAACATGAAACTTAATCCTATCAGTTGGTTCACAAGGTCAAAGCCCAAAGAATCAAAGAACAAAGATGAAGGAAAGGGTTCTATAAGTCCAGGAAGAGTTTCCCAACCAGATGATGGTGTGGGAAATTCTGAGTTAATTACAACTCTAAATGGTATTACTAACTTAGTTACTCCAACCTTCAGAACAGAACTAATACCAATTATTCGGGATTTATACAAAGTAAACCCAGATGTCAGTATTGCACTGCAAGACATGTTCAAGCTGTCAAATACTGGCCATACTATAGACTTCCCAAACAATACCGCAGAAGAATCAACTAAGATGAGAAATCATCTTAGAGAGGTATCTAAGAAGTGGTCAAGATATACAGCTGGTATAGACGGATTGGTAAACAAGTTCATTGTTCAACTTTTAGTTGGTGGTGCAATATCAGTAGAGGGTGTACCAAACAAAGAGTTGACTGGATTAGAGACAATACTATTCATTAAACCAGAAACTATAAGGTTTAAGAGAGAGAACAATGGAGTATATCATCCATATCAGAGGAATCCAAGGATAGTAGATGGAGTAAAGGATACATTCATCAGACTTAATACAGAAACATATTGTTATGTTGGGATGTACAATGATACTGATGAACCGTATGGAGTACCTCCATTTATGTCTGCATTAGACTCTATAGCTGGTCAGCATACTATGAGAAAGAATTTCAAACATATCATGGAGATCATGGGTATGGTTGGATTCTTAGAGGCAAAGATGGCTAAACCTCCTCGTACTGCTGGTGAAAGTGAAAAAGCTTATCAAGGTCGTCTAAACAGTACACTCCGTAAGATGAAGACTAACATAGTTAGTGGTATGTCAGATGGAGTTGTAGTTGGTTATATTGATGATCATGAATTCGACCTGAAGTCAACATCAGCTTCTATGCAGAACATAAATCTCCCGTGGAATATGAACCAGCAGTCTGTTGCTAATGGGTTGGGGGTAAATGGTTCTATCATAGGAGTATCAGCATCTCAAGCTGGAACAGAAGGAGGGGCTGGTATACAGCTGTCAAAGATGATATCCCAGTTAAAGAATATCCAAACACTTGTAATATTTGTATTGGAATTCTTTTATTCTCTAGAACTGCGTCTGGCTGGATTTAATAACAAGGGAATAACAATTCAATTTGGAACTTCAACAGTTTCTGATGACATTAAGTTACAGCAAGCAAGGGAATATAGGGCTCGTGTAAATATAACACTTTACAATCAGGGTATCATAAGCCAGGATCAATTTGCACGTGATATGGGGTATGAAGCTCCTGATCTACCAGAACCCCGTACACCAGTAGATTCAGATGATTCATCCGGTACTGGTGATACAGATACTGGTAAGAAGAAAAAGGATAGAAAAGACGATAAAGAAAGGTCAGATCGTAAGGGCAGGGACAAAAATAACCCAAACCCAAGAAGAGGTGATCAAGATAGTAAACCGAGATAAATTATGCCACCTATTGAAAAACAAAACACCGATGTAATGGTGTTAAGTGCAGCTCATAGCTTAATGGTATCAGATGTACCAGAAGTAGTTATTGATGCTCACTCTCTTTCTGAAAACTTCTACAAGGGAACAGGTAATTTCAGTGATGATCCAAAGAAGTCATTAGAGAGGTTCGGTATGTGGGGAGGTACTTTGAATGTGAATCAATTTATGCCAAATGTAACTCCAGACATGCTGAAACCAAAGGACACAGACTTTATTGAGCCAATGTTCAGAATGCTTTCGGCTGCTGTTGTAGCAAAGAAGTATAATCCTACTGAATTTCCAGAACAGATCCTCAAAGAGTCAATGCCATTACTGGTTGGTCAGTCTGTAAACCTTGATCATGAAACTGATGTGGCTAATGCTATCGGATCAGTTAAATCTGTTGAATGGCAAGACGCATACAAAGATGAAAAGACTGGAGTAGTAATACCTGCTGGTATAAACGGTATACTGAAGATAGATGGATTATCAAATCCACGTATAGCTCGTGGTATACAAATGGATCCACCTTCTATACATTCTAATTCTGTAACTGTAGAGTTTGCATGGGAACCATCCCACCAATTTGAGGATATATTGGAGTTCTATTCTAAACTTGGTACATATACAGATAAGGGAGAACTTATACGTAGGATTGCTACAAAGATAATCTCTTATAAAGAGACATCTCTGGTATGGCATGGAGCTGATCCATTTGCTCAATTGATTAAGAGTGGTAGGTTAAATAGCCCTGCTTATGCTGGAAGTCAGTATTATTCTTTTTCCGAAGAGAAAGCAGCCGAGGCTAATGATCCGATAAAGAGAGTATCTCTATTCGACTTCAAGGTTCTTTCAGAAAAAGATATAAAGTACAATACCAGTAAATCTAATAATGAAAAGGGTGCCGGAAAGGGTAACCATAATAACCAAAATAATAAAACAAACATGGACAAAGAATTGCAGCAGATGCTTGCGAGCCTCTTTGGTGAAAATCTTTTGACCCTTTCTGAAGGTCAGGAAGTTTCGACAGAGCTGGCTCTCACCCAGATTAAAACTCTGGTACAGCAGAACAAGGACTTCGCTGATGCTGTGAAGGCGAAGGATGAGGAAATTGAAAAACTCACTGAGGAAAAGACTAATCTTGAAAAAGACCTCAATTCTTACAAGGAGGCTAAAGAGAATTGGGATTGCCACATTAAATCGTATCGTGAGGAAACGGTGGCAGCATATAAGAAAGTTTCTGGTGAGGATAAGGTAGACCAGAATATACTGGCTTTACTGGAGAATGAAGGAACAACTCTGGAGACTCTCAAAGCTCTGCGTAAGACTTATGATGCACAGCTGGAAGAGAAATTCCCCATGCACTGCAATAATTGCGGTTCTCATGATGTTGGCCGAGCATCATCTATTAATCCCGAAGATGATGAGGAAAAGAATAAGGCACCGAAATCTACTCGTGATATAGCTTTAACTTTGGCAGATCGTAAACTTCGGGGAGAAAAGAAATAACAAACAACTAAAATATCAAGTTAAATTATGGCAGACTTACACAAAGTGGGTGGACGGACCCCACAGGCTGTGATTTACAAAAGTGAATCGCACAAGCTTCATCAGGCATTTCCGGTAAAGAGTGGCGATACCATCGTTCAGGGTCAACCGGTAAAACTTAATGACGATGGAACTATCTCTCCGTATACTGGGGCAGCTGGTGATATGTATCTCGGTATTGCTGTTAACTACAGTAAGTATCCTGCATATCCTGCAAATGCAGCTGGTGTAGAAGTAACTGTAATGGTAGAAGCCTTTGCAATTATACACGGTATAGCTAAGGCAGAGCTTACCACCACTGGTTATGTTAAGACCGATGGAACTTTGGATGAAAGCGGAACGTATACAAACTTCCAGCCCTCCGATGCAAATGCAGAGACTAAGTTCATAGCTATCAACGTAGCTGAGGTTGGTGATCTGATTCAAATCCTGGTAAAATAACAGAAAATAACATTACTAAATATGGCAGAAAAAACCTTAACTCGGGAGCAGTACTTAAAGGAGCTTCCCGAAATTGTAAAGAACATGGATGGCTTCCGTCAGGGAAGCAACAAGAGTCTCCCAGTGGATATTCATCTGGGTGATATGCTCCAGGAGAAATACGGTCTCACTCAGGAGGATTATTTCAAGGCTATCGGTTTCAACCCGAAAGTTGATACGATGGAGAATATTTACTCCATGCCTAATCCTGAGCTGCGTTGGCTTGTTCCTGAGATTGTACGTGAGGCAATCTATCTTGGAATGCGTGAGGCACCTTTCTATCCGAACATCATTGCATCTGATCAGCCTATTAATGGGCTAACGGCTATCATGCCTCTGGTAAATATGTCGGATGCTAATCCTGCACGAGTTAACGAGGCAGAGACAATTCCTCTGGGTACTGTATCCTTCGGACAGAAGTCGGTAAACCTTTTCAAGATCGGTAAGGGATTCAAGGTAACCGATGAGGTACGTAGCTATGTATCCATGGATGTAATGGCCATCTTCCTTCGTGACTTCGGTGTTCAGCTTGGTTATGCAATGGATGCTCTGGCAATGGATGTACTCGTAAAGGGTAACAAACTTGATGGTTCTGAATCGGCTCCTGTTATCGGTGTAGGTGATACTCAGAATGGTATACAGTATCGTGACCTTCTCCGGGTATGGATTCGTGCATCTCGCCTTGGTCGTCAGTTCCGTACTATTATCGGTGGTGAAGAGCAGGCACTTGATCTGCTTGATCTGCCTGAATTCAAGTTACGTTCGTCGGGTACTACTGATGCTCGCTTGAACCTGAAGACTCCAGTTCCAAATTCGGCAGACTTCTATATTCACGGTGGAACTCCAGAAAATGAGGTAATGCTTGTAGATCCATCGGCTGCCATGATTAAGTTGACTGCTAAGCAGCTTATGCTTGAGTCTGAACGTATAGTATCGAACCAGACAGAGGCTATTTATGCTTCGTTAACTACTGGTTTCTCGAAGATGTATCAGGATGCTTCTATCCTCATAGATGCAACTAAGGAATTCTCTACCAATGGATTCCCTGATTACATGGATGTAGATAATTACCTGAAAGGCATCCTCGAATAATTAAACCACTTAACAATATAAGGAGGGAGTATATACTCCCTCCTTTAATCCATTTAACTATGGCAAAATACATAAAACTTAATCCAAAGGCAAGTATCTTCTATGATCAGGCTTCTAAGATTAAGGTACTTCGCAAGGATGTTGTTGAGATAACCGAGAATCAGTTTAATTCCCGGGTAATCCGAGCAGCTATTGCAAATGGTTACCTTATAGAAGCTAAGGCAGAAGAAGTTAAAGTCAAGACAGAAGAAGTTAATCCTAAGAAGAAAGCTGATTCAAAGAAAGAAGTGGACACAGAAGCTCTTAAAGATAAGTTCATTGGTCTTATAGAGGCAGGCGAAGCTCCAGAAAAAATAAAGGATCAGTTCAATGGAGAAGAGCTGAAAGCTTTGGCTATCTCTTTAGATATTGAACCAGAAGATGGTGATACTAAGCTTGACTTGGTAAATGCCATTTTAGATGAGTTTAACAGCGGAGAAGACGAGTAATATATGAAAACGGTGGATTTTTTATCTACCGTAGTTGGACTAAATGCAAGGTTCAGGGCATTCGCTGATGAGCTACCTCATGATTTCACGGTAACATGGGTATTTGGTGATGGGAAGACAGAATCACATGTAGGTGTGGTAACTGCTTCCCATCTTTATGAAAATCCTGGCGACTATGTTGTCAAGGTAACAATAACAAATAACTATGGTGGAGAGAATCTTTCCAAAACCAATGTAATCGGAGTTAGTGATCAAGTAAATACCCAGTTGCCTGGCAGTATCTATGAGCTGATAGACACTTATATTCCTGAGGATATCTTCGGTAAGGTTTCTCTTAAAGAGAAGCAGCAATTCATTGAAAAATGGCAGCTGTATATTCAGCCGCTAGTAAATCATGAGATTCCCATAGAGGAATTTAATAATGAGTTGTATTATGAAGCTCTAGAAAACCAGCTAATTATGGAATTGGCAGCCTATGATTATATGGTTGTACAAATCTCATTAATGGTTGGTGCTACTGCAGAATCGGTTAAAGATAGTAACTCAACCTCTAGTTCTGAATCAGAATCTTCTGAATCAAGTAGAGGTTCAGGTGAGGTTAAACGAATACAAACAGGTCCAACTGAGGTAGAATTCTTCAACGATACAGACTCAGAATCTAAAACCTCATCCAATGTTATAAAAGCAATGCAACCAGGTGGAGTTATTGATATACTCAAACAAAACCTGTGTATGCTTGCTGAAAGACTTTCCATATATCTACCTATTTGCAGAACAGTGAAGAAGGTAGTAGTTCCAAAAGTAGTCAATCACCGGAGGCCAGGTCCATTAGATGGCCCAGACCCAGGCTTCCCAGTAAAGAAGTAGGGTATGGCACGAAGGAAAAGGATTACTAATGGAGTATGGGATAGATACAAAGCCATAGTAAATGACTTTGTTGAAGTGGATGCAGGGAAGCAACCTCTAATCTGGTTGAAGAGATTTGACCAGATGTTATCTTACGGTGAAGATACTGGAAACAACTATGAACCGTATCTATTGGATGGCTTAATCCAATATAACTACATAAGAACTTGGCCTTCATTAAAAGAAACCGTATCAGGTGAATTAGACGGTATCAATATTGTGCTATACGTAACCAAGAGGTCATTAGCAGAGAATGGCCATTTAACCAAAGATGGTTACTGGGACTTTGACTGGGCACAGGATAAGTTTGTAATCAATGGTAAAGTATATTCTCCATCTGGTGATACTCAAGTTGCTCAAGCACATGATGAGGCTTTGTTATTCTTTGTAGTATTGAAGAGAGAGACTCCTGAAGAGACGAAAAAGATACTTAATTACATGGAAAATGTAGGCAAGTATCTTGAGTTGACCAAGTACATCCTTGAACTAAACGAAATGAATAATTACGAGGATGAAACTACCGTAAAGACGAATACTACATTTAGAGTTAGACCCAAATAATAAAAAAAAATGGCTGAAGTAAAACAGAACGGCGTAGTTGTTAGTCCTTCTACTGGTTCTGGTGATACCACTTTACAGGTAAAGGCAGAAGTTGCTAATCGAGGTAACCGTTTAGCTCAGACTGCCACTTTTGAAGTAGTGGGTTCTGGTGTAGCTGGGAAGAAACAATTTGTTGCTAATCATCTCCCAGCTGCAGAGTTCATTGCGTTTGATAATGCTAGCCCGGCAGTTGATAAGGGTGGTGGTAGTGTAACATTAACTGGTAAATCCAATACTACCAAGATTACCTTTTCAAAGGGTGCTGGTGATGTCATAGGTGCAGATATTTCTGCAATCAAATTTACTGCAAACGGAGCTTCTGCAACTAGTGGTATTGCAATAACTGGTGACCCCGGTGCTAAAGCTAAGTACACTTTTAGTGTTACTTTGACTGCAGCAGCAAACGAAACAATTGAAGCCAGAACTCAGCAGATTATTGCTACTGCTGCTGGTGGACAGAAGGCTACGGCTACACTGAATCAGACTGCTGGTGATCCATTTATCGAAGTTATACCGACAGAGATCGATGTACCTCAGAATGGTTCTGCAGTTCAGGTTACGGTGGATACCAACACCACATTCACGGTTACTCCCAAATCGTAAAGATACGGAGTTTTGGTATAGTAGGGTGGGATATCTCTACTATACCCCAAATTTAATACTTAAAATATGGCAAAAGTTACTATACCCTGGGGTGATGGCTCTGGTGATAATTTTTACATAGATTATACCGGAGTTGAAGGGAGTTCAGAATCACTCATAATTTCTGATATTAACCAAACAGGAGTAGAAAGAAGAAAAACTTTAGTATTCAGAACTACAACTTCAAATGTAGTAACTGCATTACAATCCGAGGCTTATTTAACAGTAATCCAAAAAACAGACAGTTTAGTAGTAGCTATGTTTAATAACACAGTTGCTACGTTCGGTACTTCAGAAGTTAAAGCTGGTTGGAGAGATACTAAAAACAATCAATAGATATGGCAAAGTTCGTAGATATAAATTCTCT